GGCAGTGGCCAGCTTTCGTATAACAATCGAGATTTTATATTTGGAACTAACGGCAGTATAACATTCCCAAATAACACAGTTCAAACTACAGCATACGCACCCGTAACTGGTTCTTGGACTGTTTACGGAGGCACTAACACTGTTAGTTTCACTGTACCGCCTAACGGTGCATATCACATGTGGGTTAGAGGAAACATTCCTAACGGTATCATATCATATGTTGCCACAGTGCATGTTACTAATCCTAATGTGCCAGTGATAGGCTCACAACGAGCATACAACTATACAGATGGCGGTAGTCCAATATTACTAACAAGTCTGCCTACTCAGTTTATAGGAACAGAAGGTACAATAGCAACTGGGGGTGTAGTAGGCACAACAAACAATGTGTTTGTGTTTGGCATTAGCAATAACAGCGGTGCATCGCAGGTAATCTACTACGGCTATACCAAGATTTAATATGAAAGCATTTGTTATCATACTGCAAGAAAGTGAACACAGCCGTAAGGTTGGGGCCGAAGCCATTGAGTCTGCTCACAAGTTTGGCATTGAACCCGAAGTACACAACGGAGTACTGGGATATGATGCTCCAGAACTGTTTGCCAAGTACGGCATTACTAGATTCTTAACTAGGGACCTTATTGACAATCCCGGACACCAAGGTTGCTTTCTCAGCCACTTTGAACTGTGGATGAAATGCGTCAAGCTGAACGAACCCATTATCATCTTGGAACACGATGCAGTTTTTGTACGAGCATTACCCGATGATATACTGGATCAGTTTGACGGTGTACTGAAACTGGATCCGTTTGATGTGTTCGACACCACGGAAATCTATACTGAAAACGTTCAAAAACATATGAACGAACCTGTGGAAGTTTGGCATCAACCTGCCAAAGGCACTTGGCACGGCACTGGCGAGTTTATCTGGGGGGCTTACGGCTACATTATCAAACCCAACGCCGCATTGGAACTAGTACAGTTTGCCCGCAAAATAGGAGCCGCTCCAACTGATGTGCATATTGGTCGCAACCTTGTGGACATCAAAGCCACCACTGTGACTGTGGTCACAATGAATCAAACTTACATTGACAACGGTGTTAAACAGCTGAGTAGCACCAGCAACTTGCATCAGTATGTGCCAGGACACAATCGCATGGCGCTGGCACCTTATTTGAGCCCTAAAAAGTATGCTGAACTCATCAAGACTTTAGAGTTCTTGGAAACGGTAAATATATAAAACGGAACAGATTATGTCAACATTACAAACAATTTTAATAGGTAATTACGCAAACGACGGTACCGGCGATGATTTACGCACGGCATTTGAAAAAGTCAATGCCAACTTCACGCTGTTAGACAGTGATGCACAGATCAACGATGGTGTTAACCTAGGCACAGGCACAGCGGTATTAAAAGGCAAAACCAGCACTATATTGCAGTTCAAAACCCTTACCAGCACAGATACATCAGTCACACTAACGTCAACTAACGATACTGTAAATTTGCGAGCCAACACAAGATTATCCACAGACCTCGCTCCCACGTTGGTTGGAAATTTGAATCTCAACGGTAACAACATATTAGGCACCGGCTATGCTAATTTATCAGGCACTGCATTTACAGGAGATGTCAAGTCCACAGTGTGGGGCGTTGACATTGTTGCTCTTAATTCTATCGTGGCTTTGTTGATTGAATCCAACAACAATCTTGCTGTGGATTTTGGGTCGTTTAATAATCCCACAGGCTTTGCCACTAATACCAACGGCTATGCCGTTGACATGGGCGGAATCATTGGTACACAGTCTGCTAACAGATTTAATTTTGGCACATTTGTTTAATTGAGACATATATGGCATTGAATATTTGGTCACAACCGTCTGGCTACGCATTTGGAACATTCCAAGAACAAGCTATTTTTAATAGAGCCTTGCCATTAGTAGCGGGTTACATCAGCGGTGCAACCTTTAAAATTATTTCGGGAAAGCTACCGCCTGGCTTAAACATCGTTGGTAGTGCTATCACTGGAACTCCATATTCAGTATCCGACATTACTGTGTTTACATTTTGTGTAAGAGCAACTTTAACTGCCACAAGTGAGATAGCTGATAGAACGTACTCCATAACCATTGACGGTGCAGATGCTCCAGAATTTGTAACACCAACTGGCAGACTAGCAGTTGGCACATATCGACAAATGTATGTGTTGGACAAGACCTATATCAATTATCAAATTGAAGCATTTGACTTGGATACCAGTGCTGGACAACAATTAAACTATTTTATATCCTCAGGCGATGGTGCATTACCTCCAGGGTTAACCATGTCGTCATCTGGAAAAATTACTGGATTTATTTTACCTGCTGTAAAAATTAAACCAGCAGATGGCACCGGCACGTATGACGAAGCATACTACGATGCGGCCGCTTTTGACTTTGGACTAAGAACAACTAATGGTTTTGACAGTTACATTTACGATAGAGTATTTTACGATTATAACTTACCCAACGTTCGTCCATCATCACTAAATATCAATTATCAATTCAAAGTAACTGTGAGTGACGGCAATAGTGTTGCACAACGTATTTTTAAAATATTTGTGGTAGGAGATGATCAGTTCAGAGCCGACACCACTACCACAGACGGTTTTGCTGACGAGTTATTCACCGCTGACGTTACTTATCTTAGACAACCTGCATGGCTTACCAATCCCAACATAGGATTATTTAGAGCCAACAATTATCTAACTGTACCAGTTGCATTGTACGATAATTCCAATGTGATTTATAATTTAGATTTGATTAATCAAGAAGTTAAAGCGCAGGCAGTTAATATTTTACCTTCAGATAATTTTAAAAACGGTAACAAAATAACTGTAACTAACGTTACTGGAACAATATTACCTGGATACTTTTGTCAATTTGAAGGCATCATTGCAGGTGCAACTAATCGGCTTTATAAAATCAGTGTGGTAGAAAATTTAGGCAGTGGAAGATATCGTCTTACCATCCTAACACCTTTAGAAATAAGTATTCCGACTGGTACTAGTTTTTATATTGGTACATTGAGCACACTACCAAAAGGTACCAGCTTTGATATTCAAACTGCCACTATATACGGCTTAGTTCCTTATCAACCTGCTATTACAAAAACTTATAATTTTACCATCACTGCCACTAGGTTTGGAGACAAACAAGATAGTGCAACTGCATCAAGAACATTTACCATTGGCATAATTGGTGAAATTGACAGCGTAATCACATGGTTAACTGATTCAGATTTAGGTAGCATTAATGCAAACTTTATTTCCAATTTACATGTGGATGCGTCAAGTACCACACCCAATGCCATTGTTTCTTATACGCTGACCAGTGGATCACTTCCTCCTGGGTTGTCATTAAACTATGACGGAGAAATTGTGGGCAAAGTCAATCAGTTTTATGATGCCGCATCTGGACTAAATGGACTCACAAGATTTTATGACGATGTTGTAGGCAGTAGGAAATTTATAACTTTTGATTTTGATACCACTAGTATAGATAAAAAATATACATTCACAGTACAGGCTAGAGATCAATATGACTACAGTGCAACTACTCGTACGTTTACTTTGTATATTGATACTCCTAACAATATAAGTTTCAGCAATATTAGAACTAAGCCGTTCTTAAAACAATCACAACGAGCACTTTGGAAGTCGTTTATCAACGATACTTCTGTTTTTACACCTACTAGCATTTATAGAACTAATGATGCTAATTTTGGAGTTCAAACTGATTTAAATATGATGGTATATTCCGGTATAGAAACCAAAGATGCCGCACGATTCATTGGAGCCATTGGCTTAAACCATAAACGAAAACGATTTGCCTTTGGTCCAATTAAATCAGCAGTTGCTATTCAACCCGGCACTACCAATGTAGTATATGAAATAATTTATGTTAGTATTATAGACCCGCAAGAACCCAACGGCAAATACTTACCAAGAAAAATACAATTGCCAGGGTTGTCTAGCGATGCTATTACTATTGATAGTAGTACCAACATCTGGAGTAGAACTTTAGATTCGTTAGGTGCTGACAGTCCAGAAAGCATCAGACCAGAACCGATTATCACAGTTGATAGTACAGGTTACGAAGTTTCAAACCCCAATGTTAATAGCTATTTCCCTAACAGTATTACCAATTGGCGCAACAGAATTAAAGATGTCGGCGCAACAGAGCGTAACTATATGCCATTATGGATGCGCAGTATACAACCCGGGGATAGTCAAGAACTAGGTTTTGTTTTGGCCATTCCAATTTGCTACTGCGAAGTAGGCAAAAGTGCTGATATTTTGCTAAACATAAAAAACAGTGGATTTGATTTTAAATCTTTAGATTACACAGTGGACAGGTACATAATAGATTCTGTCACCGGTTCGATTAACGATAAATATCTTGTATTTAGAAACGATAGGATAACAGTATGACCAGTCAAATAAATTTTGGAACAATTAACACATCTTACCCAGTTGCAGGAGTTGACAACAATAGCCAAGGGTTTCGTGATAATTTTACAGCTATTTCAGCAGGATTAGCCACCGCTAAAGCAGAACTCACAGCATTGCAGGACAACGCAGTGTTAAAAGCAACTTTGACAACTCCTAGCACAGTTGTTAACAACGACTTAAATGGCAGTACTATAAGTAACGGGTTGTATAATAGATTGTATGGCGTATATTTTAGCGGAGGCACAATTTCAGCAGCCTCTAATATAAATCTAGCCAACGGGCCTGTACAAAAGTTTGTGCTGTCAGGAGACGCAACTTTGACATTCACCGGTTGGCCAACTGCGGGCAAAATGGGATTGATTCGTGTTCTACTTGCCAGCGATCAAAGCGGTGTACGTACCCCAGGCTTTGCCACTAGTGGCGGCGGAACTATCAGATACGATGTAGCATATCCAACATTGCCAAACAGCTCAAGTCAAGGATTCAAAGTTGGCGGCGAGAGTGTTAGGAGTGTCACTGTTACTAATGCCGGTAGTAAATATATTACCCCAACTACGATATCGTTTACCAGTCCTACACTAACCGGCGGAACTCAAGCGTCTGCAATTGCCAGCTACAAAGTGTTATCAGCCACTGCTACATCAGGAGCATTAGGCACAAATTATGCCAACGGTGACTTATTGATTGTAAATCAAGCATCGCAGATTGTGTTATCAGTTACTGGAGTAAATGGAAGTGGCGGTATTACTAGTCTTAGTCCAACCCAGGCACTAGGGTTGGCAACACCGCTTGCAGGATCAAAAACAGTCACAGCGTTAACGGGAATAGGAACTGGCGCTAGGGTGGATTTAGTCTGTGCTATTGACACTATAACTGTAACTGACAGTGGAGATGGTTGGACTACTGTGCCGCCTACTGTTACCATTGGAGCACCGGCTGTTACCGGCGACCAAGCAACTGCTACTGCTGTTCTAGCAACTGCAACTACCGATAACGTTAAAGTAATTGAAGCGTGGACCGTCGATGGTGGTGCCAACGTGTATCTCCGATACATAGGCGAATATAATTAATGCATCCATTAATATTAAATTTAGAAAATTTAAAGGATAGTGAGATTGATTTTAAAATCAACGATCTCACTAAAAAGTATTTTCAATCTGCAAATCCGGATCTAAGACAACAAGTCTCATTGGCGCTGGATACTTACAAAAGTGAACAAGCTAGGCGGCAACGTGCTGAATGGCAAAAAATGGTTGATAATCGCGATAAAAACCTTGACAAATTAATCAACATACAGTAAAATATAGGCTATGCGCCTAGACAAATACAGCAATCCTATATTTACAGAACAAGACTTGTTTGATGCTTTGTATCAAAGTTATCAATTTGATGCCGGCGATACAGTACTAGTGGATCAACGTTCCACACCAATCAAACAGTTAGAATCTCAATTAGGGTTCAAATTCCTCGAACCTTACGAAACTCATTTTGAAATCAAGGACTACGATTCAGCTTGCCAATCAAATTGGTATATGCCCGATGAATACAAAATCTTAGATATAGAAGCATGGATTTGGGAGCAAACGCCGCCTTGGGATCCGCAACATACAAGAGTTACTGAGGAACTGGCGGCATTTAAAGAACGTGATATGATGAATTTGTTACGCTGGCTCAAGTATTTTGTAGACACTTGTAACAAAAACAATGTAGTTTGGGGTGTAGGCAGAGGATCTAGCGTAGCCAGTTATATACTCTATTTGATAGGGGTACACCACATCGATAGTATTAAATATAATCTCGAGTGGCAGGAATTCCTGAGATAAGTACTAATATAATTAAGGAGATTTAAAATGGAACAACAACCAAAACAAGTATATCGCTCAATGCAAGGCAAAGAAGTTGATATGAATAGATTAGTAAACATTAATGAACTTACGCCAGCCGTGGGTAACATTAAAGTTAATGCACGTGGTGATGAACTTGGCGCTGGCGGCAGGATTATCAGAAAACGCGAAGATATCCTAAGAGAAGCAGAAGCCAACAGAATTGTACCCGATCAAATCAATGTCCGTGCAGTTGAAGAAGTGGTTACTGCAAAACCAATAATTGCTAAGAAAAATGTAGCAGATATGGATCCTGAAGGAAACGAATGAAAAGAACACCAGTATATGCAAGCAAACTAAGACCAATACGCAATAACATTGTTATTGTTGATATGGATTTTGGTGCGCAAGTCACCAAAGGCGGAATTGTGCTACCTAGCGATGATGGTAAAAGTGAAGGTGTTAAGAGTCGGTGGGGGTGTGTTTATTCCGTTGGGCCTGAACAAACTGATGTAAAAGTAGGTGAGTGGATCTTACTAGAACACGGTCGATGGTCACGTGGATTTACTGTCCTGGATGACGATGGCAACGATATGATCATTCGACGGGCTGATCCAAACGGTATTTTAGCAGTTTCTGATGAAAAACCAAACGAAACTATCTTTGGAGCTCACAGTACTGTAACACACGCAACTTTCGATCCAGCATCGTTTGCAAGACCAAGTTTTGAACAATAATCTTCTTGACTATTAGACCGCGTTCATTGTATAATTAGAGCAAGAGTTTCTAATTAAGGAGATACAATGAACGCTAAAGATCAAGCAAAGAAAGACTACGAAGCAAATATTCAACTAATGCAAGACCTCATGGGTCGATTGGATGCAGTAGAGAAAAAAACTACCACCGAAGTTGAACACCCAGACCCAACTAAACACAAATATATTAGCTTTGTAAAAAGCTTCTTTAGAATCGTTGCTGGCATTACATTATGCTTTGGCGAGTTTGTTGTTGCTGGTCTTTTATTGATTGTTGCAGAAGCACTTGGCATTTACGAGGAAATGGTTTAACATGAAAGAATTATGGGTTGAAAAATATCGTCCTAACACCATTGATGGATACGTGTTCAGGGATAACCATCAAAAAGAACAAGTAGAATCATGGATTAAACAAAAATCCATTCCGCATTTGTTGTTTAGCGGTAACGCTGGTATTGGTAAAACTACTCTAGCAAGGGTACTGTTTAACGAATTACAAATTAACGACCTAGATGTTTTAGAAATTAATGCATCGCGCACAAACTCAGTTGAAGACGTTCGTGACAAGATTGTTAATTTTGTACAGATGATTCCATTTGGAGACTTTAAGGTAGTATTACTAGATGAAGCAGATTACTTATCACCCAACGCACAGGCCGCACTACGTGGGGTCATGGAAGAATATCATACGACCGCTCGCTTTATTCTTACTTGTAACTATCCTAATAGGATTATCCCTGCACTCCATAGTCGTTGTCAAGGATTCCATATCGAACGAGTTGATACCGCTGAATTTACTGCTCGTGTGGCTACTATTCTTATGGAAGAGGCTGTAGAATTTGATTTGGACACGCTAGACACATTTGTCAAAGCCACTTATCCAGACCTGCGCAAGTGTATTAATACTACACAAATGAACAGTATGGATGGAAAATTGCATACTCCTGAAAAAGCAGATAGTGGACAAGCTGATTATAAGTTAGATATGGTTCGTTTGTTCAAAGCAGGAAAAATTACAGAAGGTCGAAAACTTGTTTGTAGTCAAGCACGTCCCGAAGAGATGGAAGAAATATTCCGATGGTTGTATGATAATGTGGAAATCTTTGGTGACGAAGCAATCCAAGATAAAGCAATTCTTATCATTAAACAAGGACTAGTAGATCATACATTGATTATTGATCCAGAGATTAATCTTGCGGCAACGTTAATTAGGCTGAGTCATCTATGACATATTTGGTATTAGAGAACTGTATTAAATGCAAACATACTGACTGCGTAGAAGTGTGCCCAGTTGATTGTTTCAAAGAAGGCCCAAACTTTCTTGTCATTGATCCAGACGAGTGTATCGACTGTGGAGTTTGTGTTCCTGAATGCCCAGTAGATGCTATTGTACCGGATACAGATAAAACTGTTGATGTTATTTTTTGGACTGAACTTAATACAAGGCTTGCTAAAAAATGGCCCACTATTACCAAGCGTAAAGATGCATTACCTAATGCTGAAGAGTGGAAGGACAAGCATAATAAACTAGATTTGTTAGAAGAATGAAAGATAAATTTGTAAATGCCTATATGGATGTTGCTGAGCGGTTTGCTGAACTAAGTTCAGCACGTAGACTTCATGTAGGTGCTATTGTAGTTAAAGACGATAGGATTATTTCCATTGGCTACAATGGTATGCCAGCCGGATGGGATAATAACTGCGAAGATAAAGTATATGACTCTGGAGCAGGCGGATGGATTAGCCCCGATGAGTTTGAATCAATGTATCCGTACACAGAATATAACGAAGATGCCGAAGAAGAGTATAGATACGGATTAAAAACTAAACCGGAGGTCCTCCATGCAGAAACGAATGCAATCGCTAAGTTGGCTAAGTCTAACGAATCTGGTATGGGTGCTACTATGTTTATTACCCATGCTCCATGTTTGGACTGTGCCAAACTTATCTACCAAAGTGGTATTGGCAATGTTCTATATAGGAACACTTATAGGGATATTGGTGGCGTCACGTTTCTTGAACGATCGGGCATCAAAGTTACACAAATAAAAAAGGGCCCGTAGGCCCTTTTTTATGAATCTCCGTATAATGCTAATACTTCCTTAACAGCATTATGACGTTCAATATCTTTGGCATTGAATTGTACAATGTCAACGTGTTTCAATCCTGGCTTTCCTCCAAGTAAATTACAAAAATTGATTAATCCATTATCGTTTAATCGATCTGCTTGAGCCAAATCTCCGGTTACCACCATCCGAGAACCATCCCCAAGTCTAGTTAGCAACATTTTCATCTGATTCACTGTGGTATTCTGACACTCGTCAGCGATAATGTAAGCGTTTTTAAATGTGCGGCCACGCATATAAGCGAGCGGGCTTATTTCGATAGTTCCATCCTCCAACATTGTTGCAATGTCTTTTTGTTGGTAATACTCTCCTAAGACGTCAAATATAGGTCTTGTCCACGGTGCCATTTTTTCATTTAACGTTCCTGGCAAAAATCCTAAATCTTCATCTACACTGACGGCGGGTCTTGTCACAATGATTTTATCAACTTTACCCTCTTGAAACAATCTAATCCCGTTCTGTACGGCTAGCATAGTTTTACCCGTGCCGGCTGGACCAATGGCTAAAATAATGCTTTTAGCATCATCTTGCAATTTTCTAACGTATAGTTCTT